AGCCCCAGCCGGGCTTATGACTAGTTGGATTAGAAGCCTTTTTGTATGATCCGCGAGTAGTCGTAGGCATGGTATTGGCATTCTATCCCGGCGCCGAGAAGTACGGGTGGAAGGCAACTCTCAGCAAAGGGATCCAGGAGGAGACGATCACCTCGCGTGACGAGGCCTTGATTAAAGAATATCTCGAAGAAAAAAAGGCGAATGATCACATCCAACTCATGCGAGTGAATAAGATCACTTCAATTCTGGTGAATTTTCGAAGATTTTTAATCAGACCCTACTCTGATGCGGATATGGGCGACGTCTATGTCGCGGTCAATTCCCTGAAAGCATACCGGAGCCCGAGGGGAAAACCGTACTCCCAGAATACTGTTCATACCTATATCACCATTGTAAAACCGTTTTTGCTCTGGCTGATCGAGAGCGAATACTGTTCTCTGCCGGAAAAGAAAGTTAAGAAACTCTCTGGTCCTGGGGTGGACTCCAGCACGACAGAGCCAGAGGACCTCTGGAGTCCGGAAGAGATCCAGGAACTTGTGAAGGCCTGCAAGCACTCCCGTGACCGGGCCATCATTTCGGTACTCTATGAATCCGGGTGCCGGATCTCTGAACTTGGGAGACTGCGGTGGAAAGATGCGGTCTTTGATCAGTACGGTGTGAAACTCTACCTTGAGGACAGGAAGGAAGACAAAAAGCGGTATGCCCGGCTGACGATGGCTCGGTCCTATCTTGCGGCCTGGAAGGGGGACTGCCCGGATGCGTCGCCGGACGCCCCGATGTTTACCAATCTGCAGGATAAATCCCCAGTAGAGTACATCACGATTATCCGCCTTCTGGAACGCCTTAAAAAAGACGCCGGGATCGAGAAGCGCCTCACGCCTCATCTGTTCCGTCATTCGAGGATTACGCATATGATTGCGCAGAACTACCAGGAAAGTGCGATCAAGAAGATGATGTGGAACAATCTCAACACGAAGATGTTTGAGACCTATGTGAGCCTGGGGGAGGACGATATCGATGCCGAGGTCCTCGAGCGGCAGGGTATCCAGAAGAAAAAGACGACAGCGCAACAGAATCCTCTCGCTCCGATACCCTGTCCGGACTGTCACGTCCCAAACCGCCCGGGGGCACGGTTCTGTGATGTCTGTGGGCGGCCATTGACAGAGGAGGCTGCTTCGTCTCTGGAATCTAAGAAGCGGGATATTTCACAAGATGAGGAGGCCGATGAAGAAATGGTTAGGAGAATCGTTCTCAAGATGCAGGAGGAGAGGAGGATACGATCTCAGCAGCAACCTCCTCAATAATTATATCCACGCATCCCGGAGGGATCCCATATATCTCTGAGACTTCCTGCACGATCTGGAGGGGCGGGACGCCGTCGCGCAGCCGGCCGGCCACAGTGCGTCGGACGTCATATGAGACCTCTTCATCGGTATAGGTGTTCTTAACGCGGGCATATTTCAGGAGATATTTGGAGACTTCGGCCTCGGCATCGCCGTAAATGTATTTTTCATAGCGAAATGTGACATCGACCCAGATCCTCTGGTGGTGGGGGACTGAAACAGGGATCAACATGATATCCACCTAGTCTATCCAACCTTCCTTAACCTTTACCCATCCCGCTTTTTTCTGATCGTTTTGCGGCATGTTATCGAGGATTTTTGCTTTAGTCCATTCCAAGAAGTGTAGGAACTGGTAATATTCCTCCGGGGATGGTGTCCCCTGCGCGGCAATATATAGTGCAGATGCGTGGATGATCTCTCCTGCGAGAGATCTGTGGTTCTTTTCCGACATCCCGTCTAATTTGTTCAAAATCTCGACCGGCATTCTAACTGTGATCTGTTTTGTTTGGCTCGACATAGTGGGTCCCTTGTATTCGTTTGTAATCGGATGAACCACAATGGATATATATGTGTGTGTTCAAATGAATGTCTGAGGCATTCAATGAATGTCAAGAAGAAGGCGAGCCTAGTTCCGGTAAGTGTCCGAATTTTTCAAGATCAGCACGACGCTGTCTTGGCTGTACAGAACGAAGAACGCGGCGTTTCTTTTTCTAACGCCCTCAGAAAAGTCCTCGGGCGAGGCATTTCTGCCATCAATGAGCAGCAGGAATCCCTAGACACAAACGAGGAATCAGCATGAACACGACTCAGAAGAAACCCCCGATCGTCCTTGAGCGCGACGAGTATGATGCATTGATGAAGGACCCGCTCTATGCTCGTCGGATACCCATAATGGTTGAGATCGGGCGAGTCATCGTGAAAGGTGAAAAAAATGCGGCATGAAACAGAAACAGTTGGCAGCCCCGTATCCTCAACCTGCAAGTCCGGGATGGGAACTGCCAGAGAAGTATTGAACTCTGGATATAAATCAGTTTTTCGAGCGGAAAACTCTTTCGCCCCGACGCTTGTCGGGGACGCATTCGCCGCCGGCGAGCGGGAGCGCGGGCTCCCCGGGAGACGGGATCAAGGATATACTGTGGTGCTGGAGCCAGTGTCGCCGCACAATTGTATCCCGTCCATTGTGCGGGACGCGGTCGCCCTGAAAACTATTGACGGGGACCAGTATGGACTGATCGCGACGACCCCCCGTGACGTCCCCGTCCTCAGACAGCGGCTCCGCGAGGTGCTCTGTGATCCTGGATACTGGGATCCCGCTAAGCGCGAAGCACAAACGATCCTCGCCAACCTGGAGAGGCAGGGGATGTGCCCGGAGTGCGGCGAGATGCACCCGTACGGCGGGCTCTGCACCTCGTGCCTGGAACAGAAGGCGCGAGCAGAGGAGCGAGCCGAGGAAATCAGGCGGGGCTACAGGAGGCGGATCTGATGGCAGCCACGAACTCGTGCATCGGGTGCGAATGGTGGACCGGGGAGGTCTGCGAGTGTCCCCCGGGGACCGAGTGCCACTCTGAAGAGCAGGAGGTGGTCTGAATGCCCGTCGATCGCCACACCAGCATGGCTGTCCCGGTCTCGATCAAGTGGGACGAGGACGAGATGAACTGGCTCGCCAAGGCTCCCTCTCTAGAGATCTCGATCCGGGCTGAGTCCCTCGAAGAGGCTACGGACGAGATCGAGGATCTGATCCGGGAGGCGATGGAAGTCGGGTTCGGGGTCAAGAACCCGGAGATCCGCACCCAGATCGAGACCGTCAAGGCTACGGTGACGGTCGGGGTGTTTCGCAGGGTCGATCGATCTCTGTTCGAGTTCACGGCCCGCGAGATTGAGGCCGCGGCGCGGAACCAGGGGCGCGATGTTTCGGTCATACCCCTCGGCCCGCATGGCGGTGATGCGGAATGATCTCAACCGTTACCATCCCCATAGCAGCGGAGTGGGTCGAAAAACCTCAGATCTGGATCGCGTCGGCGGCCGGGGTCGACATCATGGCTGTCGGCGAGAGCTCTGAGAAGGTCCTGGAACTGGTCGCGGATCGGGTCCGCGAGATTGTCGAGGCTGAGACGCACGAGAACGCCACCCTGGCTCTGGACCAGGTGTCTGTCCGGGCCGTCGCAACCCTCAGGTTGGCGCACCCGATCGACCCCCGCAAGATCCTCCCGATGGCTGGCATCCGGGTATCGAAGGACGGCGATCAGTGGTGTGCCCTTGTCGGCCCAGATCTTCAGGAAGGTGTGGCAGGATTCGGGAGAACGCCAGCAGAAGCGGTGATCGAACTTGAACGCCGGCATCCGGAGGTGATGTCGGAATGAGCGGCGGGGGCATTGAATTCCGGCACCTGCACCGCACGATCGATGACTGCAGGGACAGCCTCGAGATCGGCACCCCAGGGAAGGGTGGTGTCGTGAAGGTCTACGGCGACTGCTCCAAGCCCGAAGAGTTCATGCAGAAGATCCGGAATGCGTTTGAGATCCGGCGGCAGGCTGCGGCGCTGCTCAAGGAGAGTGAGGCGCAATGATGCTCATGTTCCGCGGTGTCTCGGTCCGCTATCGAGCGATCAACGCCCTTACGGTGCAGCCGGTCGGCGACTGCATGTATGCAGTGCGCCTCTCCCCGGGTGACGTGCCGGTCTTCGAGGCACCGACGCGCGAGGGGGCGGAGACGTTCGTCAGCGAATGCAACCGTCTCCTGAAGAGGGGCCTGTCCGAGGGGGCGACCGGGATCGATTTCACCAGCCTGCCAGTGCACGCTGAAACCGGCACCGTGATGAGGAGGGGGGCGTGATGTCCGGCGAACCATTCTTCCGGGGTACTATCCCCAAGCGCCGGCCAGACCCGAACCTCCTGGACGCCCTCCGCTGTCTCCGGGCGGCGCAGGCCCTGGCCGAGGAGGCGCATACTCTCATCCTGCATGACGAGTCGATGACCCTGGCGGATCGGGCCGAGATGGCCCACTTCGCCGGCCTGAATGCGACGCACCTCGGGCTTACCACTGCGTACGGCGAGCGCCGTATGCGCCAGGAGGTGCGGCCATGATCACCGATGAGGACGTTCGGAAGGCCTTCGGAGTGTTCCGTCAGTCGGTGCATGAACTCGGCCCCCTGAGCGCATGGGACGAGCGGGCGAGCAGCAGGGATCCCGCGGGAGGGGTGCCTGATGGCAGTTAAAACCGCGATCGTCGGTGGCACCGTGAACATGGGGAACTACGAGAACTTCCGGTTCGAGTTCCAGGGAGAATGCTCGTCCTCAGAGGACTACCTCAACCTGGCTGCGTTCGCGGCCGGGTCCCTCCTCGGGCAGGCGGCCGGTGCGGATGAGCAGACCCGGACACAGATCCGGAGCTACGTCGGCCGGCTGTTCGGCCTGCCAGACGAGGCGGTACCCGACGTGAGGAAGGAGGCCTCCCCTGCAGCAGAGCCGGCTCCCGCATCACCCCCGAGACCCACAACGCCGGCACCGAAGGCAGCGGCCCCTGCCCCTGCCCCTCAGAAGCCAGCAGCACCGGCAAAGAAGCCCGCGTACGTCTGTGAGGACTGTGGGAAGGACATCACTGCGACCGAGCAGCAGATGAGCACGCTCTTCGTGAACAAGGCACTCTGCAGGACCTGCCTCAACAAGTTCAGCGGGAGGGGGTCGACGTGAGCGTGATCATCAAGGTGAGGCGTCCGGACGACGTCCCCCTCCGCTCTCCCTCCTGCGTTCAGGTCCGGCTCGGTGACGGCACTGAGTTGGAGGGAGCGGACGGCCTGCAGGCCTTCGTGGCTCGCCACGAGGTGGCCCCATGATCATCATCCTGACCGACGTCGACGAGGTGGCCCTCCTGGACCGTCTCCTCTCCGCGGGGGTGCAGCGGCAGCACGTCTGCGTCTGCCAGACGGCCCCCTCGCCTGACCCCTCTCCTCTCGGCGCAGAGCCACGGGAAGCGTGGTCGCTTGACGAATACTCTGCGATCGCCGGATGCCGGACTCTCCCTCAGGCCCGGCGGGCCTATCGAAAAGCGTTCCCTGCATCCCGCCGGACGGACGGGGCGATTAAGGGCGCATTCCGGGTGGTGCGGATGGGGGCGAAGTCTGATGCGATCGCCTCCGATCTCAGAGACGAGTGCTCGGCCGAGCAGATCGAGGCCGAGGTGGAGCAGACCGGAGAGCCCGCCGGGCCGATCGACTCGGCGATCGCTGCGGAGATGGAAGGGGATGCACCTGACGCCCCCATGGAGATCCCGGTGCTCGATGAACTGCCGGAGGTCGACTATTCTGAGGTGCCACCCGTGATCCGGGAGGTACTCGACCATGATGCCCCACTCTGCATGGCTCCTGCTCCGGAGCAGGACCTGGCCGCTGCATCCGAGGAGGTAGTCTACCAGGAGGAGGCCCAGGTCCTCGAACCGGCCGCCGGCGAGATGAAGAAGCGTCGCCCCCGTCTGGATGCGTGGGCCACCGAACACGAGGATTTCCTGGCCGCTTGGTCGACGTACGAAGATGCGCTCGCAGCGTTCAGGCAGGCATACCCCTCCTCGAAACGCTCCGATGGAGCGATCCAGCAGCGGTGGAAACTGGTGCAGAAACAGATCCAGGATGGGGTCCGCCCCCACCCATCGGCAACCGGTGGGGATGCTCCCAAGGAGGCGGATCCCCTGGTGGCAACACAGCAGCCTTCCCCCGACGTTGTAGACGATCCTTCCGATCCGTTTGTTCCGGGTGCGCGGGTACGTGTGGGAGCAACGATGCGCTGGTCGCCCTATCGGGGGGCATGCGGCAGGATTGTCCGTCGAAGCAGTTTCTCAGATGAGGTCCTCGTCGAACCTGATGGGTCGCAGGCTCGAATCTGGTTCAGCAGGAAAGATCTCGAAATCGTCGAGGAGAGATCGACATGATGGGCCAGCCAGAGATCCCTGTCTCGATTTTTGCAGCGGTACAGTGGGCGGTTGGCCTGGAGCGGGCGAAGGCCTGCGCCCTCGGGATACAGGATCAGACCCTTATTCTTTCCGGAAGTGCGGTCTTCGATCGCCTCGAAAAAACGAATCCAGCCCTGATTTCCAAAAATCGCACTCATGTGAAGAAGTTGATCTCGATAGCAATTCGGCAGTCCGGGTGCTCGCTCCGGACCCGGGCACGCGGGCGCGGGTATGGCACGTACTACATCCCTGTCGAGGTGAGCGTGTGACCACGGCCGCACTGCAGTCCGCCGGCGTCGCGAATCCGAATCACGAGATCCTCGAGGAATATCTCGCGTGGCTTGAGGCCCGCCGGTACACTCGTGGCACGATCCGGAACTGGATACGGATGGCTCGGCGCGTGCTGCGTACGTTCCCTAACGGCGTGCCGGCAGACCAGTACGCTGTCGCCACTGCGGTGATCCCTGGGACGCTTCTCTCCTCTACTCAGCGAACAGCGGTCTATCGGTTCTGCGAGTTCCTGGCTCTGCAGAGGGAGGGGCTCTGAATGCCTCTCAAGGAAGCCGGGCAGGTCCGCCGAGACCTCTACTCGGACTCGCTTCTCCTGGAGGTAGGAAAGGACGAGGTCTATGTCCTCGCCGTCGAGGACCTGCAGCGCATCTCGTCGCGCCGAGCCGGGCACGTCACCTTGAGTCGCCGATACGAGGCGAGCGCCCCCGGAGAGTTTCAGGACTTTCCCTGCGCCCCGCGACTGCAGCGGGCTGCCTCCGGGTATGAGTTAGTCCTGGCGGTCGACGGGATTGTCTACGCCATGACGATCACAGCGCTGGTGAAGGTTGCCCGCGGTGAGGAGGACCTGGCGAAGATGTGGCGGGACGTGCCCGAGACATCTACCTTTGACGATCAGGACCAGGCCACGTTGGGGGCGTTCTGAGTGTCTCGTCCGGTCCTCTATCTCTCGGGGCCGTATTCGGCCACTGAGGATAATTCGGTCACCGACAACATCGCAACGGCCCGGAAGTATGCCATCCTCGCCTGGGACGCCGGATGGGCGGCGCTGACCCCACATCTGAACACCGAGCGGTTCGAGGAGGACTGCAGACTCGATCACGCTGACTGGCTGGACGGGGATCTGACGTTCATCTCCCGGCTCGATCCCGAGCGGGACGCCATGTTGATGCTGCCGGGATGGATGGGAAGTGCAGGATCTATGCAGGAACGGTCGGCAGCGATCGCACGAAGGATACGCATATTTTATGCGCGTCCTCTCGATGCGGTGCCCGCTGTCCCGCGCATCCCGCAAGAATGCGAGCACTATCGCCGCGTGCATTACGAATCGACCTCGTGCGACGTGTGTGCGTCGCCGGTGACGGTTTGCCCGCCTGGAGTATCGTGTCCGATCAGGAGGCGGGCGACGTGACGCTCCGGATCGATCCCTGCATCGTCGACGATCTCGGTCTGCTGGAGCCGAATCACGCCCAGTATGTGCAGGCCCTGCACGAGGCCGAGGCCGCCGGCAATCCGGTCCGGGCGCATGCTGCCAGGATCGAACTCCACGTTTTTGAGGCGCTGTTTTGCGAACAAGTTGAGGAGGCGCAGCCTTGAGTGACGACATAGAAGCGAAAACATACTACCAGGGGCAGATGATCCCCAAAACGCTCTACCAGCACATCAAATCCGATCTATGCGTTTTCGACGTGGGCGACGCCCTCGCCCTCGGGGCGGAGGTGCTCGGGCCGTTCCTGTCGACCCACCACCAGCGCCTGGAGGGGACGGCGGCCCGGTTCTGGGTCTGCTGTCCGGGGTTCGCTGGATCGGTCCCGGTCCGGGATGACGCCGGCGAGGTGCGCGGGACGTTCGCCCGCTGCACCGATCTGCCGACCGGCGAGGGGGAGATCCTGGAGATCGCCGTCGCCGATCTGCCATTCCCAACAGTCTCAGAATCTGAGCTCATAACAGGCGATGAGGATTGCCTAGAATGCGCCGACCCCCTTGAGACGTGCGAACACTCAGTATCGGAAGAGAGCGCGGAGCCGCCTGCAGCGGTGGCCGCGGCCGCGGAACCTGAGCCGGTAGACGAGTCTCCCCGCAGCGTGATTGAGGGGATCCTCGCCGACTACCCATACCTGGCCGAGGTGCCGACCGGTGTGCCGATCGTCGAGGACCCGGCGATGGCTGTGCCGCCCCTGATGCGGTTCGACGTCATTGAGCGGACGGGGGCGGCCGACCTGGTGAAGTGGATGGAAATTATCTCCCACGACGTCCCCGGCATCACCCTCCCCGAAGGCCTCGACCAGATGGGGCTGGAGGAGGTCCGAGAGGTCGCCCGGCAGGTGTCGGTCTGCCCGGCGGCTTACAAGTACCAACTGGCAGAAGAAGAGCGGAAGGCCAGGGTGGCGCACAAGGCTCGCTACGATCAGTTTCAGATCATCGACGAGAAGGGGGGCGTCCGGATCGATCACAAAGAGGTCGGTCGGTATATCCGGGACCGGCTGCACGCGATCACCTACCGCCGCACCCTCTACGTGTACGACGAGGAGACAGGGCTGTATCACGAGGAGGTCGGAGAGGTCGGGGCGCTTGTCCAGGAGATCGCCGAGGCCGTCGGGTACTCGAAGACGATCACCCATGCCAAGCGGGAGGTGATGTCCTACGTCAAAGACCATCACATCGTCCACGAGTACCCGTTCAACCTCTTCCCAGGGATCCCTCTGGCGAATGGCGTGCTCGTGATCGACTATGATGCCGGCACGAAGGATCTCAGGTCGTACACCCCGGAGATGAGGTTCACGTTCCGGCTGCCTGTGGCTTATGACTCGAGTGCCGACCCGGCACCTATTCATGAGGCGCTGCAGTCCTGGGTTGCTCCGGAGGACCTGCCGGTCCTGTACCAGATCCCGGCCCAGGCTGTCCTGCACATCACGGGGCTTCAGAAGCCCTTTAAGAAAATGTACATTCTGCAGGGGGACGGGAACGCCGGCAAGACGACCTACATCGAACTTCTCCGGGGGATCTTCGGCGCTACGAATTGCAGCGGCATTGCCCTGCAGCGGATCGGGCCGGACCGGTTCTCTCGGGGGGCCATGGAAGGGAAACTCCTGAACGTCTACGATGATCTGTCGTCCGTGCCGTTCTCGAACGCCGGCGAGTTGAAGACCCTCACCGGGGCGTTTGAGCACGACATCGAGAAGAAGGGCCGAGACTCGTATCAGGGCCGGATATTCTGCATTTTCCTCTTTACGGCGAACAAACCGCCGGCGTTCGCCGACGAGGTGCGGGAAGACAGTGCGTTCTGGGAACGCTGGCAGTATGTGGTTTTCCAGAACAGTTTCGTCGTGGATCCGACCTTCCGGGAACGCATGTTTACGCCGGCGAACCTTTCAGGGATCCTGAACATTGTGATTGATGTCGCCATCCGGATCCGGCAGCAGAGGCGGTTGCTCGTGGACGCCGACGCCTACGAGGTGCGGGAACGGTGGACCAAGAACAGTGACCCTCTCTACAGGTTTATCCAGGAACACCTGGTGAAGCAGGAGAAGCGCTACATCAGGAAGGACGACCTCTACGATGCAGTCTGCCGCTACTGGCAGACTGAGAGGCTCGACCCGGCGACGATGCCGGCGACGAAGGAGATCCTCTCGAAACGCCTCTTCGGGTATGGGTTCACCGACGAGCGGCGCCGTGTGGACGGGGAACAGGTCCGCTATTATGGGGGTTATGACTGGGTGATCGGGTCCCCCTATCGGACGAAGGTGGTGCAGGATGACTGATCATGCTGTGCCGAGTGTGCCGGGTAGAATTGAAATCAGTTTGCCCGTGCCGAGTGTGCCGGGTAGAATTGAAATCAGCACATCGTTAAATCTCGTCGCCCGTGCTGGGTGTGCTGAGGTATTTCCAACTCTGCGGCGGTGGGGAAATGATGCCGTGCCGGGTGTGCTGAGTGTTTTTATTATTCTAAAGAAAGTAAACAAAAGAAGTACAATATATATAAGAAGTCGGCCGAGCCCCCAGCACACCCAGCACAGGCATTCAGAGTTATGGGCGACCCAGCACACCCAGCACACTCTTTTCGATCCTGACCAATACGCTCTGACCGCCGGAGGTGTCGCATGAGCGGGCAGCAGACTCTCCTCGCCTTCTCTCCTGTGGATCCGGTCTGGCTAGACCTGGTCCTATCCCGCGACGGTGCAGACTTCGAGTTTACGCCAGAGATTAAGCGCCTTCGGGATGCCACCGGACACCGGATGATGCTCCCCCACCTCTGCCGCCATAACTGCCTCGATCCTGGGCGTGCACCGAGCATTTTTGAGCCGTTCTGCAGGCTCAAATTGCAGGATCCTTCCCGGACAGACCTTCCTACTCAATGTAGTTCACAGTTCTGGCCCTGGTATCTCTGCCCCCACCACTTCCCCGAGGAGGTGAGGTCGTGATCCTCTGCGATGCTGGTGTCCGCTGCAGCGGGATGTCACCCCGTATCGGGGGGTCCGGCAGCCCGGCGATCTCGGCGAGCTGCAGCGCTACTCATCCCCAGCCAGCAGAGCGGGCAGATCGAAATGACACCAATGTCACCCTGGAGGGGGTAGCGTGACCGCTCAGATGACGACCCGGAAATGCAAGGCCCGTGGGTGCGAGGACCTGGTCCTCGTCGCCGGCGAGTTCGGCTACCGGTGCAGAGTCACAGGGCAGGTCCCGCGGCACATGCCCGGCTGCCCGAAGGCGAAGGAGGTGAAGCGGTGACCAACGCGAACTACGCCCGCGGCGCCGTTCCTGACCTCAGGGCGAGAAACGAACTCGCCGACCTCGGTTTCACCGTCTGGAAGGCGTGGGCCTCGAAGGGACCGTTCGACGTCTACGCGTCCCGCAGCGACCTCCTCGTCCTGGTGCAGGTCAAACGGACCAAAACACGGATCGTCTCGACCGCAGCAGTCGAGACAGCGTTCAAGGCCGACCTCGACGGGACCGAGAAAAAGATAGGGCTGCGGAACATCCCCGTCCCTGTAGCGGCGCAGAAGATCCTCGCCCTCTGGTCGGACAGATGCTGCAAGGATCTCGCCGGGTGGCGCTGGTATCGTGTCTGCGACGACGGGCGGCTGAAGCAGATCGACCACTGGTATGAGGGCGACGAGACTCATTTGCAGAACCTCGCCGCTGGCGTCACGGAAGATGGGCGCTCATGACCTCATCCGCGGCAGACGCCTACCTCTCCCGCCACCAGGGCCGCGGCCCAGTCCGGACCGCCCGCTGCACTATCACTGTGCAGGCTGCACCGGGGCAGGACCTCGACGACGATGCGATCCGTCTCGCTCTCGAAAAAGTCAGGCTGCCAAAGGGCCATCGTATCACCGAGACGGCGGTATATCGCGGCTGGCAGGAGGAGGCAGAATGATCCCCCTCGCCCGCCTCGGTCCGGAGGGATCCCACCTCCTCGACCTCGACGACGCCGGCCTGTACCGGATCGAACGCCCGGACCTCGTCGCCCTGCTCCTGCACGGTATGCAGGCGCAGATCTACCCGACCGAGTTCAGCGTCGACGACCCCGGGATCTCGGCCGGCCACGCCACCCTCTCCCGGGAGAGCGAGGCCGTCTGGATCGTCCTGTATCGATCCGGTCGGCGGTTCGTGGTGCCGGCGCCCTGGCTGCGAGCCGCCGTCGAGAACCGAACGCCCACCGAACTCAGAGAAATCCTCGAGACAGCGACATGAAACAACCTACTACTACTGACAGAGACGGGATCCACGAGCGCCTCGACACCGACGTCGTCGCCGACCTCCACGCCCTCAGGGTAAGAGGAGACCGTGCGTTTCGTCGGGAGCACGGTCGGAAAATGACCCTCTCCGATGTGATCCGTCACTTGATCCGCGAGAAGGTCGAGTGATGCCTCGGCCCCCAACAGATATCTATAAATATGAATAAGTATAATATAATTATTGTAGTAAGGCAGGGAGTGAAAAAAGATGTCAGTAAAGTTTGAGTGGGGGGAAGCAAGGAAGGCAGGAGAGAAGCGGGCAGAGGTTACGATCACGGCGCAGGGCGTTTATGCGATCACAGTTGATGGCATCACCCTCGGCACTCCTGAGAGCGCAGAACTTGAAGCCCTTGGATTCAAGAAATTTGATTTCTGCGTTATCAATGAAGGTGCGAGCGTCTTCTGGAACACTCAAGACAGAGAAGCAGCACGGGCGATGGCACAGGAGATCGCAGAGAAATACCCTATTCGAGTCGTCCTTGGTGAGACAAAGAAGTTCGTCGACCGCCTGGAGTTCGGATACCGGAACCGCCCAGACGCCCCGAGCAGAGACCAGATGCAGGCATTCATCGAGGGGGAATACAGGTTCCTCGGTCTGGAGGCGTGAAGATGGATTTCAGAAACATTGACAAGGAGGACCTCCTCAAATTCAGTGATCGCCGCGGGGGCGAGACGCACATCGAGACGGTAGAGTTCTGCGGATTCACGGACGACGGGTTACCGGTAGTTAGGTTCGCAGACGGGACGCGGCGGATGGTCCTCGCCGAGCAGCTCTCACCTCTTGAGGGGGGTGGGCCGCATACCTTCACGATCCAAGGACACGAAGCAATCGAGAAGATCGTCAAGGCGCAGGGCACCTCTGGAAGAGTCTACGTCCCGGTAGACTGGGTAGGAAAGCGAGTGATGATCATCCGTCTCGACGACGACTAATTCCCCCTCTTTTCCCAATGCCACCTATGCCAACCGTACCATTTTAATCCCAGTTTATCGCTTTTCAGGCGCATACTCCTCCGCAAAGGAGGCGTGCACCTCATGAGCAACAGAATTATAACGTTTTTCATAACCCTGGCGGCGGCGATCGCCGCACTCTTTTCCCGCAACGCATCGACGGCCACCCAGACCGCCGCCACGACCACGCCCGCCGAGACCCCTGCCGAAACGGTAGAGGCCGTCCCCGTCGAGGAGGAAGTCTCGACGATCCCGACCGACGCCGGCGACTGTGCGATCCTCGGGATCTACGCCGATGCGAATGGAGAGAAACAGTGGGACAACCTCGACCCGGCGAGATGGGTCTGCTACGTCAGGGTGATCGGATCCAAGAAGGGCAAGGTGGCTGTCGGGCTCGCCGTTGGGACCGTCGGAGGCGACAAGGTCTACACCAGCGACGTGCAGCCGCTCACGTTCGGCTATGACGCCCCGGTCGACACAGTCCAGGCGCTTGCGATGGACTTCCCGCCGTACACCAAGTACACCTGTGCCGGGGTCCACCCGGTGATCGTCCGCGTCGGGTACTACGACGACGCCGGCGATCCGGTCTGGACGCACTCGAAGGAGTACAGCGTCACGGTGGTGAAGGCGTGATCGAGGCGGTAGGGGATGCCCTCGCCTCCATCCCTATGGAGTGGTACGCGTACGCCGCCACCGCCGCACTCTCGTTCCTCGTCGGAAACGAGCGGGGCAAGCGGGCAGTCAAGACGGTCGTCGCCGGCCGATCCCTCTACGACACGGTATGCGACGCGATCGAGGACGGCACCGTCACCCCTGAAGAGGCAGGGAAGATCTCGGCGGCCGCCCAGAACGTGATCGCCGCGGCCACGTCCACGGAGTAACCCCTCAGGACCATGTCCCGGCGGAAGCGGCCAGTTTTGGGGGCAGCATGCCCGACATCAGCGCAGAACATCCGGGCGAAGGACCGCCAGGTCGACGCCGTAACGCTTAGAAGGCAGGGATGGACCTATCCCGCCATCGCCGAAGAACTCGGGATCGCGAAGAGCACAGCGATCGCGAGTGTAAAGCGGGCGCTGGAAGAGGTGAACGCTGAGTGCAAGGAGGAGGCCGAGGGCCTCCGGGCGCTGGAACAGATGCGCCTCGACGGGCTCTACCTGAAATCCCTTGAATCTCTTGTGCGTGCTGACGAGATCGCGATTGCCTTGAAAGAGCGGATCCTGCAGGGTCGCCTGAACGATGCCGGGACGCTGCGGGCCTGGGCACAGGCAGAGAGCGTTATCCAGAGCGCCGCCAACGGATGCTGCACTATCTCGGCCCGCCGGTCGAAACTCCTCGGCCTCGACGCTCCGGAGCAGATCAACCATTCCGGGACACTGACGTGGAAGGAGGTGGTAGAGAGTGCCTGCGGCGATCGCAAGGAATGACGCCGCCACCGCATACGACCGCGCCCAGCAGGACCCAGTCTGGTGGGTGGAGACCATCCTCGGGGACCGCCTCTGGCAGCGCCAGAAAGACATCATCGAAGCGGTCAGGGACAAACCAGAGGTTGCGGTCAAGTCCTGCCACGGCCCCGGCAAATCGTTCACCGCCGCACGCGTGGCGCTCTGGTTCCTGATGACCCACCGCCCGTCAGTCGTGATCACAACCGCCCCGACGGACAGACAGGTGCGGGGCATCCTCTGGAAGGAGATCGGATCGGCCTATAGCCGGTCACGCTACCCTCTCGGGGGAACTCTCCTCTCCCAGGAACTCAAGATGGATCGGGACTGGTGGGCCTGGGGGTTCACCGCTCCAGACTACGACCCCGACCGCTTCCAGGGCTTCCACGAGGTGTACATTCTGGTCATCGTGGACGAGGCCGCCGGCGTCAGCGATCAGATTTGCGAGGGGATCGACGGGGTCCTGACCTCCGAGCATTCCCGACTGTTGATGATCGGGAACCCGACCCGTACGACGGGCCGCTTCGCAGACGCGTTCAAGTCGCCCGGTATCGAGAAAATCACAATTTCCGCTTTTGACACGCCGAACTTCACGACCTTCGGGATCACGGAATCGGATATCGCCGACGGGTCGTGGAAGGAGAAGGTCGGCGACGACATGCCGTTCCCTTACCTCGTCACTCCCCAATGGGTAGCGAAACGCTACGAGCGGTGGGGGCCGGACTCGCAACTCTATCAGGCGCGTGTGCTTGGGAACATCCCCCAGGTCGGGAACGACACGCTGATCCCGCTCCACTGGATCGAAGCAGCGGTCCGGCGCACGATAGAGCCCACCGCCCCGAACGAACTCGGGGTGGACGTCGCCCGCTACGGCGCCGACGAGACGGTGCTCATCCACCGCCGTGGCCCGGTGGCGAGACTCTGGAAAGCGATCCCGATGGGCGACACCATGGAAACTGCGGGAGAGGTGCGGATCGCCCTCAGGGAGACCGGCGCCGACTCAGCCAAGATCGATACCGTGGGGCTCGGGGCCGGAGTCTATGATCGCCTCAAGGAGCAGGGATCCCCCGCGTATGAGATGAACTCCGGCGACGCCGCTGCCGACCGGGAGCGGTTTGCCAATGCCCGCGCTGAGTGGTGGTGGGGACTGCGATCCCGCTTCGAGAGTGGCGACATTGACATCGACGGAGACGAGGAGCTCGTCGAGCAGCTGGCGAACATCAAATACAAGGTCAACAGCCGCGGCCAGATTCTCATCGAATCCAAAGACGACATGAAGAAGCGCGGCCGTAAAAGCCCGGACCGAGGTGACGCGCTCATGCTGGCCTTCGCAAAGATCCCGTTGATCGTCCCGCCGACGGTCTATGTAATGCAGGATGATTATGCGATATAAGGAGGAAACATGGAGGAAAAACGGAAAGAGCCAAAAATTTCCAGCGAAAAGAAGATCACCGAACTGGGGAAATCCGAAGTGACTACGATCAAGATCACCCAGAACGCCAAGGCTGAACTTGATGCCATTAAGACCGACATTTCCGGCGAAGAGAAGATCACCGAACCGGGGAAATCCGACGTGACCACGATCAAGATCCCCCTGGACGTCAAGGCTGAACTTGACGCCATTAAGACCGACCAGGGCGAGTCGTACGCGGGCGTTGTGTCGCGGCTGATACCAAAGACCCAGAAATCAGACGGCGACATGATTACCATCCGCATCTCAAAACGAGTCTTCCAGATGATGATGATGGTGTTGCCTGACAACCTCAAAAGGGCAGTGCGGGGCGGCGTGAAAAAATGATCCGGGAGCAGATCGCCGACATGATCGCCGGGGGCAGGATCTCTGAGATGCACGATACAATTTCATCTGCACAGGCAGCCATCCTGGACCAACAGAACACAATCCACAAACTCGAACTGACGGTCGAGGGCCTCAAGGACGGATCGATCCAGGAATCGGCAGCATCGGATCTCTCCTGGCAGAGCCGCCTTCTCCAGGATCAGCAGTGGGTCCTTGCATCTGGATCGCAGCAGCACCGGTATATCCAGAAGAGCACCGTGGATTTGTACGCCGACATGGCCAACTTCATGTATATTTTCAGCCCGCTGATCCGGCGTGCGGTCACAATCAAGACCCTGTTCACGTTCTCGCGCTCCTATTCCATCTCCTCAAAAACCGGAACCGTGCAGGCGGCGATCGACAAGGTCAAGAAGGCGCCGCTCAACAAACAGGCGTTTTTCTCGCAGCAGGCCACACGCGAGATCGACGCCGAACTCCAGAAAACCGGGAACGTCTATATCGCCATCTGGAGGAAACTGACCCCGGCACAGATCCGGGTCTGGACCTCCTATGAGATCGGCGACATCATCCTGGACGAGAACGACTCGAATCGTCCGATGTATTACATTCGCAGCTGGGTTGATGCCAACGGCAAGAACCACGAAAAAGCGTATCCTTCTGTATTCAACGACAAAATAGTCGGGATCATCCGGACGGGGCAGGGCACGTATACCGTCGACAACGATGTCGTCGTCTACCATCTGGCCACCGACAAGGGCCTCCGGCAGAAGTGGGCACTCACTGAACTGACCGCTGCGATGAGGTGGGCGAAGGCGCACGAGGGATTCCTGGAGGACTTCGGTGCGATCGTCCGGGCCATCCGGAAATACACCAGCATGGTGATCACCTCAGGGGGTAACGCCCAGGTGTCGGCATTGCAGTCTCAGTTTTCCGGCAGCACAAGCAACGCCGGGACCCCGCTGCAGAGCAACCCAGCCGGCTCAATGCTGGTCGCCTCCGCCGGGACCGATTACAAGGTCGTGGACGCCGGCAAAAACAAGATCGTCGGCCTCGACGAATCGCGCTATTTCCTGATTATGGTCTGCGCCGGGTCCGGGGTGCCGGAAACCCTGCTGACCGGCGACCCCTCCACCGGCAACCTCGCCACCGCAAAAGAGTTGACCGGGCCGTTCCTGACCCTGATCGAGTCCCGGCAGGAAGACTGGACCGACATGATCGCGATCGTCTTCTCCAAGATCCTCGGAACAGACAACTTCGAGGTTTCCTTCCCGCCGATCCGATCGCAGGACGCCCTCGACTACATCAACTCGCTCATCGCCGCAGCGACACTCAACAGCCCAGGGGTCCCGGCAGGAACGATCAGCCCCGAGGATCTCATCGGCGCACTCTACGAGGCGCTCGATATCAAACTCACGCCCGAGACCAAGGAGGCCCTGGTGGGAGGGTTCATGTCGTATGTCGACGAGGAAGAGCCAGATCTCACCGCAGCGATCACCAGAATGGCGACGGCCGCAAAGGAACTCGCAGAATCTTCACGATTGACATGAGCGTCGCTACAGATCATCTCTACGAGGCCGCGGTCGCCCTCCAGAAAAAGCGCGACGTGGACCGCTTGGCAAAAAAGCAGCAGAAGAAATTTGCATCCTTTTTCCGTTCGCAAAAGAAGATCGTGCTCGAAAAGCTTGAAAAATATAATTATTTATTCTCTGAATCATTCCGTCCTCTCCGTGAAGAGACCCATATTACGATGGATTTTTGGAGGGCGATGTGGGGAGACGTGGAAGATCTTACAGACTCCACACTCCAGCAAATCGTCACGCAGGCAGAGACTATTGCTATAAATAATGGCATTCTGAGTGCAAAGAGTCTGATAGGGGTAGATTCGGCGTTCGACCTCTCAAACCCTCGGGCTGTCGAGTGGTTCCTGCAGCATGGCGGCAGCATCCAGTATATCAAGGACATCCAGGCCACGACCGGAGACCAGATCAAGACCGTCATCGCAAAAAGCCTTGACGAAAAATGGGGGTATAACAAGACAGCGAAGGCGATCTCAGAAACGTTCGACGGATTCTCACGTGATCGAGCCCGCCTCATTGCCGTAAACGAATCGGCGCAGGCATACGAAGCCGGCTCGTTTATGCTTGAGCAGGACCTCGCCGATCAGGGCATCGAGCTGGAGAAAAGTTGGCAGAACTCGGGCGACGGCAAGGTCTCTGACGGATGCCTCGAAAATTCAGCGGCAGGCTGGATCCCTCTCAACCAGCCTTTCCCGTCAGGCCACCAATACCCCCCACGGTTCCCAGGCTGTCGGTGCTGGCACATTGTTCGCCGGGTAAAATCATAGAGATCCGGGAATCCGGTATACCTCGACCTTTGTTTTTAACCTTTTAGGGCGCCAATATATCCAATGGCGAAAGAGTCTGCTATTCATGCCGGCCCGATCACGCGGTTTCGTGAAGCGCCAGGATCTAAGTCTGAAGACGGCCTGATCGAAGTCCACATCATCCGGCCGGGCTGGGGATCCAGCGGGTACTATTCTGAATCTGTTCTGCAGAACGCCTGCACCTCCGGGGTCTACCCGAAGGGCATGCACATGCACTGGGATCACCCTACCCTCACACAGGAGGCCGAACAGCCGGCCAGGACCCTCACGACGCTCTCCGCAGTCCTTACTGAAGCAGCCCATTACGAGACCGAAGGGTGGGACGGCCCCGGTCCGTATGCAATAGCCAGAGTTTTCCCAGAGTTTCTGGAGAACGTCCGAGCTCTTGATGGCCATATCGGGATCTCTCATTACGTCTCCGGCTCTGCTGAGGAGGGAAAGGCCCCTGACGGAAAACGTGGACGAATCATCACGGAGCTGATAGCAGATGCCCTCAACACCGTGGATTTCGTGACCGTGCCCGGCGCAGGCGGATCGTATCGCACGATGTTTACGGAGGCCAAGAGCCTCCGGCACATTGAGAACGCCAACCAGGAGGAAAACATGCCAGACGAGAAACTCACGCTCTCCGAGGTCCAGAAGAGATACCCGGAGGCAGTAAACGAGCTGAGAAATCAGCTCACCGAGGAGCTCAAGATCCAGACCGACGCCAAGGAACAGGCAAAGAAACTGACCGAGGCGAATGACCGGATCAAGGCCCTCGAACAGGAAAAAGCCGAACTCAAGCGCAAGGTCGGGGAGGCCGTCGCCGCTGAGTTCGTCAAGACGAAGATCGCCGAAGCCAAGATCCCCGAGGTCTCCGCCAAGATCCTCGCCGAGACCCTGATCCCGCAGGCAGTCTACGCTGCGGACGGCTCGATCGACGCCGTCGCATTTGGAAAAGTGGTCGAGGATGCGATCAAGGCGAAACAGGCCGAGATCGAGGCGCTCCTCAAAGAGACGCAGACCATCCACGACAACGGCGGCACCCCTGCAGCAGGTACCGGCGACCTGGCGAAAGCGAAGGAAGGGTTCATCCGGACCCTCATGGAGGCCGGGTATACCAAAGAGCAGGCTGAGAAGCTTGCGGAGGCGTAAACCATGCTGAACGAAACTCATACTCCAGACAATCTCAGGATTGTCGCGTCGTATCCGACCACTCCGGCATCCGGGGGCGTTGTGATTTACGGCGACCTCTGCGGCGTCGCCGAAGGTGACGAGGATTCCGACGGGTACACCGTCACCAGGTTCGGCCCGTGGGTGGGCGATCTGTCCGTCACGGATATCAACACCGGCGGCATTGCCGTGGGGGCGCCCCTGTTCGCGTCGAAGGCGAACCCGGTCGTGCTCTCGAACCTTGCGACCGGCGTGTTCTTCGGCTGGGCCAACGAGGTCGTCGGCGACGGTCTGACCGCAACCATCGAGGTCATCAAGGCCGGATATGCCGGCGGGGTCCTCGCCGCAGGAGCGATCGGGACCACGCAGCTTGCGGCCGATGCCGTCACCGGTGCGAAAGTCGCCGACGATGCGATCGACTCTGAGCACATTGCCGCAGGAGCGATTGACAACGAGCACATTGCGACCGGGACGATTGCAAATGCGAAACTCGATTCTGACAACGTGAAGGTCGCAGAGGTCGCACTGACCGCCGGGGCGGCGAACGCATTCGCGTTTGCCTGGCAGAATCCCGAATCGGCAGCGATCCTGATCACCCGCGTGATCGTGGACCTCACGACAGCCGGCGGCACGGCCACGGCGGTCCTGGACGTCGGCACCGCCGCCGACGCAACCACGCACAGCGACAACCTGATCGACGGCGTGGACCTCAACGCGGCCGCGATCTACGACAATGTGCTTGCGGCAGATGCAGGCACGCATGGCAAGCCCTCGCAGAAACTCGACGAAAACGGCGGCACCACCGACTACATCACCGGGCAGATCCTGACCGAGGCGGCCTCGGCGCTCGTCGGCAACGCCTACATCTTCTACAGGGAGGTCTGAACATGACTGAACGCAAATTCGCCGAAATCTTCGGCAAAGGCCACCAGATGACGAAAGAGTATCTGCGGTCGGCCGAGGGCCTCGCCCGCCGGGCTGAGGTCGTGAAACTCCTCCGCAGCGTCGAGGGGATGCAGGGCTACGGGAGGCTCATGGAAGCAATGAGCACGAGCGATTTCTCGTATCTGCTCACCGCCGACATGAACGCTCAGCTGCTCCAGATGTACGCGGCGACCGACGTGTCCTACCGCAACTGGACGCGGCCGATCCGGGTCAACGATTTCAAGAGCACGCCGCTCCCAGCTCTGGAAGCGCCGGTTGGTCGGCTTCAGAAACGCGGCGAGAAAGAGGGGCTGCACAGGACCTATCTCGGCGAGAGCAACTACGCGATCACCGCCGAGAACTACGCCGACTCGCTCTCTCTGACCAGGAAGGCGATCATCAACGATGCGCTCGGTGTGTTCAACAGCGTGCCTGAGATCTTCTCCAGGGCGGCTGCCCTGACGGCAGAGTATCTCGCCACTACCCAGATCGCTGCAGCGGCCGGTCCGGACGGAACCCTGTTCACGAGCGGTCACGGGAACCTGATATCGAGCGAACTGTCCCTCGCCGGTGTGATCGAGGCTGCAACCTACATGGGGAAGCAGACCGACGCCAAAGGCAACCCGCTCAATCTGTCGCCGAAGGGCATCATGGTCCCCCCGGCGCTCAAAATGAAGGCACAGGAGATCGTCAAGGCACTGACCGTCGAACGGTACGACCTGACGAGCGAAGTCGGGTACAAGACCGTGGGGAACAACCCTCTCGCCGGTCTGGAGATTTCGGTCAACACACAGATCCCGGTCGTGTCCAGCGAGAACACGTACAAAGACAAGCAGTGGTACCTCTACGCCGACCCGAGGCTGAACAAACCGACGGTCGCGTTCGCCACGCTCAACGTCGCTCCGGACCCGCGGGTATTCCGCATCGCTCCAAATGCCCAGATCATCGGCGGCTCGATGGACGTGTACAGTTTCGAGACCTCATCCGTCGATTACAAGATCGAGTGGGACATCGGTGCGGCTCAGATCGACTACCGGGCAATGGTGGCGTCGAAGCCGACCAGCTAATCTCCTTTTTCGGAGGGGATGCACTTGGCCTACACGTATGACCTCTCGACCAGTATCGGAAAGGTCCGGCTGAACTGCCAGGACACCTCAGAAGCGAATGCGATCTTCGACGACGCTGAGATCCAGGCGTTCCTCGACCAGAACGCCGCGAACATCTTTCTGGCTGCGGCCGACGCACTCGACATCATCGCCTCGAACCAGAGTTACATCCTCAAGGCCATCTCGAACAACGGCCTGACGACCAACGGGCCGGCAGTCGCTGCTGATCTCCGGGCACATGCGAAGGTGCTGCGGGCGAAGGTGGCCAGCAACATCGGCACGACCAGCACAGGGGTAGCGATCGTAACGAATCCGGACGACCCGTTCCTGGCATTCAGGTGATCGAGATGCAGACGAGTTTCATCGACCCGAGACTGGGGACGACCCTGGGGACAGACCACTTCCCGAGCACCTGCACGATCCAGACACTCGTCGAGACTGTGGATGCTGCAGGCGAACTGTCCGAGGCCTGGACGAACTACGCCGGCCACGTCGATATTCCGTGTTCTCTCAACCCAGAGAGCGGAGACGAGATCAAGACCGGCTCTGAGACATACGCGATCGCGACGCACACGATCAGCCTCGCCGGCCGGTACCCGACGATTACGGCGTCGATGCGGGCGGTGATCGGAAGCACGGCATACGAT